ACTGTATTAATTGTGTGAGTAGTATTACGAGCGTATAACGTTGTTGTAGCTGTACTGCCTGCGTAAGGATATAAAAATCCATAATGTATAGCAGCAAATATGCGCATTGCTTTTGAAGAAGAACCGTACTTATCCCATCCAGCAATAGGTGATATTTTAATTAAAGGATTCCATTCTGTTATATCACCACCTGATAAATCGCCGGGAGTCCACGCAGTCATTATCCCTGTTGTTGTATCTTTTTCATAGTATGTATAATTATCATCACCGTAGAACATATTCCAATATTTATTAGTAGCATAAGTAAATTGATTAATAATTACTCTCCAATCAAAATCACGCACTTGTACTATCATTCCTAAATCGCCGTTATTAATGTTTTCATCACCCGGTAAATCAATATCTACACCATAAGTACCATCCCCATTTAAAGCATTAGGCATAGTAACTGTCCCATTAGAAATGATTTGCGCTAGTTTAGGGATTACTAAACTGCTATTACCTCTTGTATCAAATACTTTTAACCCATAATTACTCATAGTCGTAATTTTTTATTGTTATTTGGTATTCTACTTTGCTAACACCATTACTGCCTATTGAATATACTTTAATATAAGATGTTTCGCTTACATCGTACACTAAGTAACATATCCCTGCGAACAAACGTACATTAGATAATGTACTCTGCCCCATAATATCCCAAAACGCTACGGGGAACATACCAGCTACGTTATCGAATTCGTCAGCGTCGCCTGGAGTTAGATCACCTGCTGTCCACGAAGTCATTTGCCCATTAGCTTTTTCGTGAGTGTAATAAGATACAGCATCGTCCATATATCCAATGTGTTGTGAAGAATAAAGTACATTTGTTATTTTATATGTATATTCTATCGGAAACACCATAGCACCGATATCACCTCTTGGTATGCTTGAATCAGGAAGTGCTATATCAACGCCGTATGTTCCATCACCATTTAGAGCATTAGGCATTGTAACTTGTCCTGCACTTATAATAGTAGAAATACGAGGTGTTATCGTAGTGTAGTTACTTGGATTTGATCCATCAATTACTTTAAGTCCGTATGGTATATTCATTTCAACTTGTAGTTAAATTTCCTAATAATACTCTTAAATTTTCGTTTTCGTCGTATATCCGTAATTGATTGTTAGATAATTGAATACTTTCAGATTTAATAGGTCGTGTTGGATTAGAAGTAACCGGCACTATTATAGTTCCAGCATTTATTTTATCAGCAGATAAATCATGTATTTTTGCATTTGTAATTACAGCGTCGCGTATTTGCGCTGTTAATGTAATGACATCTTCTGCATACACTTTTCTCCCTGTTATTGCGCCATCTTTTAACATTTCTTCTGTTAGGTCAGTAAAAGTGCAAGATTTAATAGGAGAATAATCACCTGCCCCATATGTGTCTCTACCCCGTACTCTGTAAAACTTTTTATCTGTTACTATAAATTTTGAAGTTGCATCAGGATTTACAGCCCAATTTGCTGATATAGTAAATGTGCCAGTTGCACTTGTAAAATCAGATATTGTCCTGCCTTGATTCTTGCCTAATCCATCTGATATAAATATTATCCATCCATTAAAATAATCATCAGCGTATTTTTTAAACCACGCATCTACTAATGTATTATTTGTAGCGCTGTCAGCTGTGCCTTGTTGGGGAGGTTCTCCATATATACTTGTTGATGTTCCAGGTACTTTTTTCTCTAATGTTTCTTCTCCTGCGAAAGCACCTGTTTTTGATTTATATAATTCATAGTATAATAAATCGCTATCATTTGAATCGTCCCAATACGCTTTAGCAAAACCAAAGTAAACATCTATAGAAAATCCACCAATTATAGGAGCAGCATTAACTGGTGTTGCAGTTCGTGAACCTAACGAGAAAATATTAGATCTATTAAATGCACGTATATAATACGTCCCAGGAGTTCTTGAACCAGGATTTACGATTGTATATTTATTAGTTAATCCACGATAAATCAAGTTAGCATTTTGTGTACCCCAATTAGTATCGGCGTCACGTATTTCATATCCACTTAAATCAGATTCACTATTCTTATCCCAAGAAAATGCTAATTCATTAGTAAATACATAACTAAAATTATCGACTTTATCAGGTGGGTCAGTTTTTCCTTCTGTTGTTAATTCATTTGATTCAGTTCCGTTAGAATCTATACCGTTAATTGAAGTTGACTTTATTTTAACAGTGTATGTAGATTCTGCTTCAACATTGTGTATAACTGCTGTTGTTTTGTCTTTGTCAGCTGTTATAGATGGAGTATAGTCTCCGGAGTCTTTGCTAAATTCTATTCTATAATAGTCTAAGAATTGAATTGTGCTATCTGTGGGAGGAACCCACACAATATTTACATCTGATATTGCTCTACCATCTTTGTCTGTATATACGTTCTCTGTAATAGTAACGCTAGTTACATCTGTAACAGGCCCATATGGATTAGGTGGTGAACCGTAGTCGAATGTTTCTATTGTTGCGCCATAACTATCATCATATATTGTAGGATTGTATTCTATAGCAGTAATGCTGTATGAGTAATCTTCGAGTTCTTCTACTTCAGTTATAGTAAATAATTTGTTAGCCCAGTCAGGTAATGTATGTGTAACTTTGATTACATCACCTGGCTCAACAGCGATACATTTGGTTGCAGATGTGAACTTACATTGCAGATTAGTAACTCTTAATTCATAGAAATATTGATTTGATAAGCGTAATGCTTGCGTCTTTCTTGTAACACCATTTAATGTTAATGTGCGTTCTATTATTCCATTAATATCTTGGTCGTAATGGTCTTGCGCTCCCCATACAAGTACTTTTGCATCGTTTTGGTCAGGGTCGAAATATTCTATACCAAACCTGTTTACTTTATCGTCGTAGCCAAATTGAGAATAACTAAATGCGCCTATATCGTCTTCATTGAATGATTGCACTGCATTTTCGATATATTTTACCTTTAGTTTTAAAGTACTTCCACTTCTAAACAGCATTGCAGCAAAACATGGCATTATAGCAGATAAGTTATCTATAGCTGCTTGTTTTTGATCTAATACTATACCTATAGTGTATCTTGCTTCTGAACCACCGACTCCATCTCCTATCTGCGCAGCGCATCTATCATAGCTTTGTCCAAACGAAGTTGCATCTAAGTTTCCAGTAGATAGCCCACAACCACCTGCTTCAAATGATGTTAACAGATAATCACGCAAACACGCAGCAGGATTAGCTGAGTATGTTGAACCTGCCCATGACGAACCATCCCAAGTATTAACTTTTTTACCTTTAACTATGCAAGTAACATTAGGTTGCCCTTTCAGTTTATCAGAAGCTACTAATTTAACGTACAAACAAGCGATATGGCGATATTCAACACCATCTAAATCAAGTCCTGTGTCTGTTTCAACGTTTTGTGTTGATGTGCCTAAAAATGCTGTATAACTACAACCTGATAACTCACCTATTGCTATTCCATTAACACGCACATCTGTAATTGATTCAATTAATCCTTCACATAGACCGATAAGTTGTTCTATTGTGTCGCCGCCTTCTACAGGGTTTTGATAAAATGTATTACCAGCAACCCTGACTTGACCATATATTGTAGGAACAGGTAGTTGATTAGTTGCAGTGCCTTTAAGTTCTCCGAAACTATATCGTGGAGAAGATGCTGCATTTGAAAATTTTTGGGGATTCATTGCAAGGCCGATTGAATATCCTATAAAAGCACCATATAAAGCACTCACTATAGAAAAAGTTCCTAGCGTTGCACCGCCGAGACCTAAAAATCCACCGACTATATAACCCACAGCAGCGAACACAGCAGGAGGCCCAGCAGGCGGAAGATATATAGAACCATCTTTTGGTCTAATAGCAAATTGATAGCATTCTAATAAAGGAATACTTAATCGCGTAATATGAGATTTATCGTTTCGTTCTGCTTGAAGCATTTGTCCGTATCCTAAATAGATGCCTAAATGTAATTCTCCATCTATTTTGAATATTAATGTATCTCCTTCTTGGATATCTTCTGGCTTGATAAGTTCTTCTAATAATGTTTTTTTGATTATTTCAGTAGAAGATAAATCAGTTATTACTTTAATATCTTTAGCTTCATAATATAATTTTGCGATACCAACGCAATCACACCCATCGTAGTTAATACCTTTTTCTTCCCAAGGTATACCTACTAAATTGTTAAGTAATTCAGCATTAGAAATTCTTTCTTCTGTAGTTATCATTCTATTATAGGGTTCATTTCTTGAGGTATATGTGGAAATCCGCCGAAATTAGCTTGGTTTGCGAAACGACTTTTGCATTTAGTTAATGATTTATCGCAACCTTGATATAGCGTATAATTATCACCTGCTTCTACAGCATTAGATAAAGCATAATCAAAAGTAAATTTATCGTTATTCCAATCCCACTCT